TACCCGTGATAGTGAACGTGTTTATTGAATCAACATGTCTTTTTAAATAAAATATATTTCCATATTGAGGCCCTACAGGATCATAATCTGTATTACTTCCTTGTGTTAGTTCATCAGATAAAGTTAATGTTGTTAATTCATCATACGCTCCGGGATTAATTATATTTACTGTAGCAGTATTTGCTTTTGCCCAATGATAATTCCAAGTATTAGCGGCCTGTTCTCCAGATACATCCCCTCCCCACGCTATAGTATTGCCAAAAGGAATGTCGCTATCAGGTGTTATATAAGGACTCAAATTAGAAGTTATACTTACTAATTCTCCGGAAACTCGGGATCTAGAAAAATAATAATCCCCAATATACGTACTAAAGGTATTAGAACCCTCAGTTTGAGTTGTCCCATTTACATTACTTAATGTAATTGGATATTCATCTAAAATATGAGACGCTGCTATTCCCATAAAAGAAGTATTAGGTTCAGATAAACCCAATGCTCCATTCACAACCTCATATGAAGGAAACACGAATTTTTTAAATGAGGTTTTAATTTGTCTAGCACCATAACATATAGCCCTTTGTAGTGCAAGATTCTCACATACTTGAGCAAGAGAATAATTACCAGTTGTAGAAGTAAACTTTTCACAAAGAGCATTCAACATAGTTTGAGCAAATTCCCGTGTTAAGGTAATAGAATCTAAAATACCTTCACGTGCAAGTAAATGATTATTGGGCGCGGCGTTTAGTTCATCTACAATTTCATTAATTTCTTTTTGTATTGCTCCTGCCATAATTTCTCTCTATGATAAAGGTCCCGAAAAAGGAATGGGTGGTGATCCAGGAATTAAACCACTTACTACCCATGTTTTTGTCCATGTATCTAATATGCCCGCTAACTCTTTTGCAAAAGCTGCTGGTGAAGATTGATAACCAGAAAATAATTTTATCAGCTGTGGTGTATGAGATGGTGCTACAACTGGCGGTCCTATTTGTTGACCAGACTGATATGTTAATGCCATAGATAATAAATGTGATCCTACTAATGTTCCAATAGATGCTCCAACTGGTAATTGCATTGCAAAAACTCCACCAATCGCCGCTCCTGCTGCAGATGTAGTAGCTATACCAGTAGTAGGAAATCCCCCGGAATTCTGAGCTGCTTTCAGATAAATTTCAAATGACTTTGCAATATCCTTACCAGGCTTCATTGGGGCTGGAGCATATCCTGCAAATCTCACCATCAATTGGCTTTGGAGAACTGTTTTAACTAATGCCATTATTCGAAACTCTGTCCTACTTTTAAAGATTTTAATAAACTTAATTTTACTGATGCTGGTGGCAAAGTCGGCCCCGATGGTCCCGTGCCAGTCGGATGTGTATGTTCCGTTATAATATCTATTATCTCATCCATAAACTCTTTCATACTAATTATCAAACCTTTCACCTTAACTTTACCTGCACTACTAACGCTTACTTCACCAAGTAATCCCTGCATATTTGCAGCACCATCAGGAGTCAATTCAAATGAAGATAATAAACTAGCTTCTTTAATACTTCCTGCTACAGTCTCAAAAGAAATGTCTCCTAGTAATGCAGACCCTTTAATACCTGAAGTTCCTAAATTCGATAACAGCTCTATATTTCCTAAAGGTTTTATTGAAACACTTGCACCAAGTCCGGCCAATCCTAAAAATAAATCAATACCACCCGTACCCACATTATCAATACACTCAAATCCAATTTTGGATGCCACCGCGGTTGTTTTTCTTCCATAACTTGCCTTCATTGAAGGTAACAGTCCTTGAATAGTTTCTGTTATAGAATCCGTAGCATTAACGGAAAATCCCTGCCCTACTTGTAAACTTGCACCGCCATCAGTATTAAAACTTAAAGAGCCAGCATGCATTTTCCATGCCCCAACAACTCTATCAATTTGTTTACCTTTTGTATGTGAGTGTGCAAATTTAGAATGTCGATAAAAACGGGTAGCACCTAAATTAAGTCTATCTTGTCCTTCAATAGCCACATCATGACCCAACATATTAATTCCATTACCGGGATTATTAAGTCTAAATGGCCCTTTGCCCATATCAATAAGATAAGAAGCATTTATTTTATCGTGTTTATGTCCTTTAACAAATACTTCTTGTTTACCATCAATAGTACTACAATCACCCGCTTCAATATGTGTATATCTATGTCCTAAAATAATATTATAATAATTATTAACTACTTTATCTACTTTAATACCTACTTGATGTATTTCAGTAAAAGTACCTGTACGATGATACCAATGTAACCTTTCGTGTCCTGGAGTATCATCCATTTCAATAATATGACCACTCTCCGTTTGATGAACATGGTTATATGGATATAATGCCGCCCAAGGAGGATAAGGTTCTGACCAAGTACGGCCTGATGCACATGAAATATTTACCTGTCCTTGTTCCCTATTAACAGCCTTCTCATATACAATACCTGAAATCCACGGATCAGTATAAAGTGTATTACCTCTCATTCCTCTAGCTAATCTGTTAGTAGTGGGTTCTTTAAGATAATTTAAATTTCGTGTAGTAGAAATTAATGATTCTGGAATATTTTTATCTAAAGGTGACAATCCGGTATCTGGAAATGTAGACCTTATAGGATTCTCAACCACCTTAACAGTAAAGGGTGGGGACTGCGCGTAAGGAGCTTTAATTAATTGTGTTACAGGAAAATTAGAATATTCACCTTTTACATGTGCCTCATGTGTAGTAGCTTTTGCGCCTTGTTTGAGTTTAACATATTCAGATATTGTTACATCTTGTGGATGTTGTGTGGGGTCAGGATCAGAATTATGTATAATTGTAGCAGGTTCACGGGGAACAGCTTGACCGGCATACCTACTAAGCATATTAAAATTTAACTGTCTGGGATGAATTTCATTTCTGAAAAGGGGGTGGCCCATCAGCGGCGCAGCATCTGCATCACCTTCAGGCTGCCGAGGATCAAGAAATCCTTTTTGTAAATTTTCACCCTTTGCATCTCTTTCGGGAATACCACCAAATGTACCGAAAAACATGGGTTCTTGTGCAGATTCACCATCCCTGAAAAACCCTAATACCCATGTGCCTTCTACGGGACCCAACGGACTAGTTCCTACAGCTGTTTGAGCCGCAGAAGTAATTGGTTGAACAGGATACGCCCAAGGTAAAGATTCAGTAGATTGATGTACCTTTTCTTCTGTATTCCAACCTAAAATTCGAACCTTACATCTACCAAGATAAAGAGGATCGTGGCGATCTTCAACAACACCCTGCCACCAGACAAACCCCTCTTTTCCCATAAAATAAGACATACTAAAAACCTCCTATTACTCGCGTTCCATCTTCACTCATTTTTATTGTGCCATCATCCATTATAGCAGATGATCCGGCCACAGTTCCTTTTAATGGTTCTTTAAAGGAATCTTTTATTGCCTCAAATTCTACCGTATACTTATCTTTAGTAAAATTGTGTCGTAATTTAGTAATTAAATATTTTCCACTTAAGTATTTGTGTTCTTTTGACGCTGTATATTTCTTGTCAGATCCTCTATTGGATTTATCATATGTTGGTAGTTTTATATCTATTACATCACCCACCATTCTACATGATCGACCAGGTGCCCTAATAAGTACTTTTATATTATTAAGTTGTTGTTGTTGAGCAGTTCGTTGTTGCATCCATTGTTCAACTCTATTAGGTACAATATTTAATGGCCCCATCTTTCCACCATGTTTTACTTGCTTTGTGCCAATACCATTCTTAAAATGTGGTATTGAATCGTGACCTAAATTTGTAGGATAAAAATTTATATGTGCTTCAGGTGCTCCTAATGCGTGTTGCTGCCATGTACACAAATCTCCTTTATCTAAATGGGCAAACCCATCATCAAAACTCTTCTTGTCTTTAGCGACTGGAGAAACACTAACCATTCCTGCTGGCCCATCTTTTGTTTCTGCAAAACTTTGAGTAGAACCTTGATCAGATTTTCCAATATAATTAAAATCTACATAGTCTGTTTTCATTCTAACTATATCATGTGTTAATAATTTATTTGCATACATTCCTTTTGTTAAATTTTCCAACACATCAAAATTAGAAGTGAATTCATAATGATCTATCGCAATTGCTTCCAAGGCTCTTTGTTGTATGCCAGAAGGGTCTGTTTCTGGGTTTTGCATGTTTTTCGGCCACCATGTATAAGATTCTTTACTTCTACTTTCTTGAAAAGTGTATAGGCCTTCATTTGGACTATCCCCCGGAGGATCATCTACAGGTTCAGTATACCCCATTCCACCTCCCGCGAACAATGTTTCTATAGAAACAAAATGATAACCGGTAACAGTTTCAAAAAATACAAAACTAGAACCAACTGCATGTTGACCCGCAGACACCGATCTAGAAGCTAAAAATTCAAAAGTTTTAAATGGTGTCAAATTGGGTGTAATTAAATTAGTTAAATTTTTTGTAGGTTCAATAAATATTTTTTTAGGAGACCACTTAAAGAAATCTTTATATAAAGATCGTACAAAATTAGATATTTTTCGTGGTTCTTTTGTGAGTGGATTAATAGCGGATCTTTGTACTTTCTGTTTACAATTATCAATATATTCCTTTGAAACACCATGCAGTGTATAAGCTACCATTCCTTGTTGGAAATCTAATTCTTTTTTATCGGATATTTTATATATAGAAAAATTTAATTTGAGTAACCCATCATTAGAAGAATTAACAAAGGGTCCCGGAGGCTTTTCACCTGAACTGGCTTCTGGACCCTCTTCTGCAGATAAAATCTTGTCTGCAGATTTACTCATGTTTTCTAAATTTGCTGTTTTAATTTCTAAATAAATAGATTCTTCACCTATAATCGGTAACCATTCCTCAAAACCCATACCATCTATAACTGTAATATCCATTTGTAAAGCGGAAGAAAACATATCTTCATAAATATTTAAAGCTGAAAAAGTACTTCTCAAATCTATAAACCCACCACCTGTTTTATGTGCAGAATATAATTGACAAGCTTTAATTTCATAATCTCCGGGAAACCAAGGTATATTAGTTTGGCCAACACCTCCCTCTTTAGGAGCTAATAAATCTTTACTTTTTGCTGCAGAACCATCATCAGGTATAGTAATACTTGTTTTAGATTTTCGGCGGAAAAATTGAGAATTCCCAAAACCAGCTTCTTCAGGCATAATAATCCTCTATAAAAGTTTAGTTGTATGTTCAGCTAATATCATAGCGGCATATTCTGATTTCAAAATGTTAATATCTCGTTTAGACTCATTTAACGCTACCTCATATTCATAATAATATATAATATCTCTTTCATTGTTTGGTAAATCTTTATAGGTAGTAAAATCACATTTTATTTTATATGCGGGAATAGCATCCTTTTCACCTTTTTGCTCAACTCTCTGTCTAAGAACGCGTTCATAATGATGTATTCCTTGTTGAGCAGCTGAAAGAGTACCATATTTTCTTTCTACAAAGGAAACAAATTCTCTTGTACCTAATGGCCAATCCCAAATTGGGTCATGCATTTCATTTACAGCAAAAAGTAACCAAGTATATTTCACATCTCCATAAAATTTATGTGCAGTCACATCCGGTCTTTCATTTTCAGGTACAGAATATGGCTCAAATTGAACTATATCATTAAGAAGAACATTTTTAATTTTTGCTCGATTCATAATATCAATAACGGCCTTTAATCGTGAGGGTTCTTTTTCACCTGTAATATTATAAGCGATTTTTGGATAATGTGAAAAAAATTCTGACATGTTTATGTTTCCTTATTTAAAATCCCATTTCAGCAAGTGTGCGATGCATCATTCCAGTTTCTTGAAATGTTAATACCATTTCAGTTGTTACGGGATTTGATGTGCCCTCATAAAATGCAACAGTATCTTGTGTAGAATAATCTAAACCAATATCTGTTAATACTGATTTACCTATTTTAAATATAGAAGAGTCTTCGCTTTCGCCCTCTTCTCTACCATTTATAGTAAATTTTATTTGCCATTCATCTGGATATCCAAACATACCAATTGGGGCGGTTGGTGAGTTCGCATCTCCTCCCGAAGGTAACATAGCCACTTTAAAGCCCCGTACAATGTTTCTTACAGTTTTAGATTCTGTTTCGCTTTTTGGCATCATTTTAAAAGTAAATTTGTGTTCCCTTTGTGAAGTGGGACCTTGATAATCTGAAACTATATTAGGATTTACTATTTTACCCGATGACCGTGATGCCATGGCGGCAAGTTGTTCTGGCAATGCATTTTGTATAAATTTTGCGCCCATTTCGGCAAGCCCTGATCCATAAGTACCTGTCGCATAAGCAGCAGCTGTGTCCCAAAGGCTCTCACCCCAATGGCCAGCCGTGCCCGTGCCTTTTCCGGCTTGAGCAGCTTGCAATGCCGAGGCACCACCACTACCCATTTCTAAATTTTTATAGTCTGATTTATATCCCGTGGACATTGCATCAGGAGGAATAAATAGTGCTATATCTGTGGTAAGAGCATCTCCTTTAAAAGCATGAGCTTGAAAATGAACCCAATGCATGATAGAACCTCCAGATGTACCTAGTTCGGGAGGCCAATTTAATGGTGTTGGGTTTGACATAATTTTTTACCTTACTTTAATTATTAATATCTATATATTTATATGGCATACAAAGGAAAATTTCGGCCCCAAAATTACAAAAAATACAAAGGGGATCATACTAAAATTATTTATCGTTCCGGTTGGGAATTAAAATTTATGAACTATCTGGATCGGCAACCTGAAGTGTTATCTTGGTCAAGTGAAGAGGTTATTATTCCGTATAAATCCCCCATTGACAACAAATATCATAAATATTATCCTGATTTTTGGGTCAAAACACTCAAGGGTGAATCTTTAGTAGAAATCAAACCAAAAAAACAGACCCGGCCACCAAAAGAAAACCCAAAGCATAGGAGACGATATCTTAAAGAAGTTAAAACTTGGGGTATCAATAATGCCAAATTTAAGGCGGCCGAATCGTTCTGTGAAGCTAAAGGATGGGAATGGCGTATAATAACAGAAGATACTCTCAGTTTAACTAAATAGTTTTAGTATAAAAAACAATAACGAAAGATAAAAAATATGCCCCTTCCTTTACTAACCTTGTTTACAAATGTTATTCGTGCGGGTCTGGAAATAGTAAGGACAAAGGCGGCCGGTGGGTGGTTTAGAAAATTAGTTAAACAACAAGTAGTAAGAAGTTCATTAAGAGGGATAAGAAAACCCGGACAAATTTTAAGTGAATCAGAAAAAACTACATTTTGGAGGCGAGGATCTTTATATTTTTTTGTATATAATCCAAAACATAAATTAACACTTCCTTATTATGATACATTTCCTTTGGTTCTACCAATTGAAAAATATAATGATGGTTTTTTAGGTATCAATTTTCATTATCTATATCCTAAAGACCGTGCTATATTATTAGATCAATTACAAGCATTTGCAAATAATAAAGAATTAGACGAAACAACAAGATTACATTTAACATATACTAGTTTGGGAAATTTTACGAAACTTAAAAGAGCTAAACCATGTATTAAAAGATATCTTAATATGTTTATTAAATCACAAATGGTTACTATTAATCCTAGTGATTGGGGAACTGCTATATTTTTGCCTGTAGAAAGATTTAAAAAAATGAATAAAACAATGGTTTGGGCAGAAAGTGCTGCCGCATTTAGAAACATCCACGCGTAAGGAAACTATGTCATTAAATCCTATAGATTTTTTACAAAAAGTAGATATTAAAGGAGGATTAGCTAGAGTAAATAAATTCTCAGTTCAAATAACTCCTCCAACAGCACTACATGCTGCTGGAGCAGATGTAATTTCTTTTCTATGTAAGGCAGCTGAATTTCCCGGAAAGGGATGGAGTACGGTAGAAGACAGAATATATGGTATAGAAGTTTTGAAACCATACGCAGCCGTATATGAACCAATAACACTAACTTTTTATAATACAAACGATTTTGCCGTGAAGAAATTCTGGGAAATTTGGTTAGATTATATACAACCTCAAGGCTCGCGTAATATGCGATATTATGATAAAATGGTGGGTGAGATACGATTATATCATTATAATGAAACTGCAGAATCTGCTGTTGTGGGAAAAGAGAATTATTTCTGTGGATTAAATGAAGCTTGGCCGCTATCCTTACAAGAAACGGAAATTAATTGGGATAATGATGAACTTTATGAATTTCAAGTTCAAATACAATATAAAGATTGGATAAGCAGTGCAGTGCGTGGCACGGCACAACGGTCAGCTGATGATTATACAAGTAATAGAATAGCAGATTTTCAAAAAGATGGAACCACTAATAGAGGTTTTTAATTATAATGCATTATAGGAGATTATTATGGCATTACCAAAAGTAGCAACGCCTACTTATGAATTGACAATCCCTTCTACAGGGAAAAAAATTAAGTACAGACCTTTTCTTGTAAAAGAAGAAAAGATGTTAATGATGGCTTTAGAAGGTGAAAACTCAAATGTAACTAAAGCAATAAAAGATGTTTTAATAGCATGTTCACAAAGTAAAATAGATATTAATAGCTTAGCTCCATTTGATATTGAATATTTTTTCCTTCAGCTTAGAGGAAAATCTGTTGGAGATAAAATACAAATTAAGTTAAAAAAACCAGAATCAATAGACTGTGAAGAAAAAAACTGCGGACAACTTTGTGAAGTAAATCTTAATGTTAATGAAATAACAATTGATACTTCTACTGTAAATGATGGTAAAATAAATATTACAGAAGATATTGGGATTAAATTAAAATATCCTGATCTTGATTCAATGCAGAAATATATTACTGGGGGTGAACCAACAGCTAATGAAGTATTTAAAATAATTACGGAATCTATTGAGTATATTTGGGAAGGTGAAGAAATATTTAAAACAAGAGATGCTACCAAAAAAGAATTAAATGATTTTATTGAATCACTTAATTCTGAACAATTTATTAAGGTTAGAAATTTCTTTGAAGATATGCCCAAATTAAATAAAGAAATTACATGGATATGTCCTAAATGTGAAAAAACGGCACCAGTAATGTTACAGGGGCTTGACGCTTTTTTCGGATAGCGCTGAGTCATGACTCCCTGGCGAATCATTTTCAAACAAACTTCGCCATGATTCAGCATCATAAGTGGAGTCTTTCTGATATTGAAAATATGGTTCCGTTTGAAAGACAAGTATATGTATTATTATTACAACAATGGTTAAAAGAAGAAAACGAAAGAATAGAAAGACAAAACCAAAAAGCTAAACAAGGAAGATAAATGGCCGAATCAGAAGATTCTAAAAAGGCGGAAAACCGCAAGCTTGATGATATTACTAATAATCTGACTAAGTTGAATATTACCACAGACCAGATAGGTGAAACATCTCATTCTACTGGTCTAAATACGAACAGTTATTTGAGTAATATTGCTGTTTTGGCTAATACATTAGTTAATCAAAGTAGGTCATCATTACAATCACAAGAGACGGTAGCCAAAGCTGAACTGGAAGCAAGAAAAGAGGCAGCAAGAGCTGGAAAAGAAAAGGCTGTTGTACAAGACGTTTTAGTTACAAATTGGCAAGATGAACAAAAAAATGAAGAAGGTGGTGGATTTTTATCAGGGCTAAAGGATATCCTCAAAACGAAAATGATTATGGGTGGGCTTTCAATTGGATCACTATTCGGAAAAGGTGGAATAAAAAAATTGCTGGCTACACTCGGCACTACTTTATTTACAGGAATTAAAACAGCATTTGGTGCAATTGGAACAAAGTTTACAACATTACTAGGACCCTCAATTATGAAATTTATGGGTCCTGCCGCAATAGTTGCGGGATTAGCACTGGCACTCAAGAGTGGTTTCGATGGATGGGTGAATAGTGCAGATTGGGGTGTAAGTAAAATTTCGGGTTTTCTGGGAGGTTTCTTGGGTGGAGAAGCTGATGGTGGAATTAAAAATTCGTTCAAAAACGCTGGAAAATGGGCACTAATAGGCGCAGGAATTGGTAGTGTCGTTCCCGTAATTGGAACACTTGTTGGAGGATTAGTTGGTGCAGCCATTGGTGGAATTCTCGGATTTTTTGGAGCAAAAAAAATAGCAAAAGCTTTTGATAAAATTGGTGCATGGTTTAAAAAATCCTGGAAAGGTATTACGAAAGCCTGGAAAGGTATTACGAAATTCGTATCAGAAATATGGGATAAGGTGGTAACTTGGTTTAAAGAAAAATGGGAATGGGCTTCAGGAGGAATAGCAGCTGGGTGGACAAGTGTTTCTGGGTACATATCTGAAATATGGGATAAGGTGGTAACTTGGTTTAAAGAAAAATGGGAATGGGCTTCAGGAGGAATAGCAGCTGGGTGGACAAGTCTTTCTGGGTACATATCGGAAAAATGGGATAAGGTGGTAACTTGGTTTAAAGAAAAATGGGAATGGGCTTCGGAAGGAATAGCTGCCGGGTGGACAAATCTTTCTGGGTACATATCGGAAAAATGGCAAAAAGTTAAAACATGGTTTTCAGAAAAGTTAGCTTGGGCTTCGGGAGGAATAGCGGCCGGGTGGACAACTTTATCAAATTATGTAAGTGATATATGGGAAAAGGTAAAAACATGGTTTACGAGTTTATTTTCGTGGGGTAAAAAAGCAGGAGGAACAGAAGAAGGTGGATGGTCATTAAATAAATTTATATTTGGGAAAGAAGGATTAATTGAGAAAATACGAGGGTATATTTCTGGCTTGTTTACATGGGGTAAAAAAGCAGGAGAAACAGAAGAAGGTGGATGGTCATTAAGTAAATTTATATATGGAGAACCAGATGGAGTACTCAGTAAAATAAGGACATGGTTAAATGGCTTATTTTCATTTGAAGGTAAAGATGGAGAAAAAGTTGGATTAGGTGATAAGATTGTAGATTTATTTAAAACTATACCCGACAAAATAGTTCAATTTTTTAAAGATATGGTAGCAAATGTTCAAGAAATATTCTCATCCATATCTATGCCTTGGGAAGATTCTAAAGAAGAAAAAGCAGCCGAAGCTAAAAAAGTAAATGATAAATTAAATAAAAGAATAGAGGAATCAAAAAAGGAAATACCAAAACTAGAACAGGCAGTAAAGGACAACCCCACTGCAACCGGCTATGGCAGCCCGGCTGATCTGCTGAAAAACAAACAAAATGAATTAGCTCAGCTGCAGAAAGACTTAGCCAAATCAAATTACGAGATCGCGCTAGCTGCAAATGCAAAAGACAACCAGAAGGTTCTGGACGATTTACAGCTGAAAGGTTCTGGCCAATATGGAAATATAGTAGACAAGACAGGTTTATACATGCTTCATGGTTCAGAATCTAAACCTGAATTTATATTAGATAATCAAGCCGCGAGTGTGTTTATGCAAGCTGCGGCCACACTCGCGGATCTACAAAGACAAAAAATAGATTTATCCCAAAATGGATCAGCAAATATGGCTCCCGTTAATGTAATTACATCCAATCAACAGTCTGTAACAACTCAACCTGTTCACTTAGCAGTTCCATTAATTAGAGCTGCATCAAATAATAAACTACCTGGCTAATAAAAAATTATTCTTCAGCGAGTTGTTTAAAATAACTCATATCATCTTCGGTTTCTGCTGTTGCTGTCGATGCTATTGGAGGAGTAGGAGAAACGGCATCTTTTGGAATGAAAGTTGTTCCTCCATCAAAAGGCGCTTCACTTTTCGGAAACTGATTTTCAGGTGTGGTAGGTACTGTTGATAAACCGAGAACACGTTCCATTTTCTCTTTCAACTCAGCATAAGCTTTGAAATTTTTAGGATCAGTAAATTCTTCTAATGAATGTTCTGACTTCCAAATTTCTTCCATCTTAGACTCATCTTCATGTAGAGCGGTGGGATTCTCAAATTCACTCTTATCATAATTTGAAAATCCGTCAATCTTTCGAATCTTTATCTTAAAGTTTGCACCTTCCCATAAATCAAATGGATTTACTGGTGTCTCATCTTCAAATTCAGGATTCATTTTATCATTGATCTTATCCCAAATCTTTTTACCATATTTGTATAAACGAACTTGTCCTTCGTTCTGGGGGTTTGCCGGATCTTTGATCACATAAACATTTGTCATGTAAGTTAATCGGCGTTTCTGTTTACGAGCAATATCTTTATTTGCCTCAATACCAGAATTCCAGAGAGTTGAATTATACTCACTTACTGGATCTTTCTGACCGAGAGTTGTCAAAGAGTTTTCAATATACCATCCACCGGGACCCTGAAATCCGTGATTCCAAGTACGTGCCCACGGAAGGTCTTCTCCATCTGGAGCAGGTAGAAATCGAACAACGGCCATTCCGTTGCCTGACTTGTCCAATTCAGGACGCCAGAAGCGATCATCATCACCTTGACCTTTTGTTTGTGTATTGAGTTTTGCTGTTTCTTTTAGGAGGGATTGGAGTTTATCTCCACGTTTTTTCTTCATATCTGCGAACGACATATGTTTCCTTTCGTATATTTCGTATTGCGTTGTATTAATTGTATTGCGATGTATTTCACTTAATCATCATATAACTATATTATAACATA